GTATTTGCTACAATAGCCATTAGTTCACATCCTTATTAAATGAGTTTATCCAACAAGGCCGCTGCATCTGCAACACGGCCTGTACGCGCAAGGCGCTGGGACGCTTTCTTTACATCGGAAGAACGTGTGTTGATTTGAGTTCCTGAAGAACCGGGGCGAACGATCCGGGCAACCTTCTTTGGCTGGGCCTTCACTTTTTCCACTTTCTTCGAACCCTTATCAAACATCATAGCTTTGCGAAGGATTGAGACGTGAGTGGCTTGGACAAGTGCGCTTAGGTCGCGTTCACTAAACCCGTTGTTCAAAGCCCATTCACGAAGTTCCTTAGCTTCGCTTTGCATTGTGCCTTCGTCTTTCCATTCCGGAATGACTTCGGTGAGTTTGGCACGCTCTGACTGCACAATGTCAGCCAATGCCCGCTGTTGCTCTTTGGCCATCTCTTCAGCAATCCGCTGCTGTTCGGCGTTGATAGCCTGAAGTTTAGCGGCTCGTTCCTGACGAGACTTATTCCAATGCCGTTCCAACCGCGCCGCCTCAATGGGGTCTTCATTATAAAGATTGTCCCAATCAGGCTCAGCCTCGGACTGTACCTCAAGTTGCGCTTTAAGCGCAGGTAGCAGTTCCGCGTATTGAGCGCGTTCCATACGGATCGCTTCGGCTTCGCCTTGGAACGACTTGCGTTCTTCAGCTAACGCCTGAGTTTTCCGTGTGTAATCCGAATAACGAGAATAACCTTTCCGAAGTTCGTCAAGGGTGACTTCCGTTTCTTCACCGTCAAGTTTAACCTTGATGGTTAGATCGTCAGGAAGTTCCTGTTCGATAACCTCTTCTACGTCGTCATCTTCATCCGGGTCAGACTGTTCGGTTTCCTCTTCTTCCGAGTAATCCTCGGCTTCAGTTTCTTCCGCGTCGTCTTGAGCCTCTTCAGGCTCTTGCGCCTCGGCCTCGTCTTGGGTGTCCTCATCAGGGCCAAGCAGTTGGTCGATGGCTAGTGTTGCTTCGTGGAGGCCGATCCCAGCATTGGGGTTGCCGACTTGTTCCGTCATATAGCACCTTCTTTGTTAAATGTTAACTCCTCGATTTGGCGACTAGGCCGTCATCAAGAATTGCCTGTAGGCGGGCTTTCAACCGCTCAAGTCCTTTGAGCGTGTGAAACATGTCAGAGCGTCCGCTATAGTCAGTATGGGCTGACATACGCCACTCTTCAAAAATATCTCTCTCCACTGCGTCGAATGCCTCCTTGAGAATATCATCTTCAAGAAGGCGCTTCGCGTGGTTAGCTTTTGTAATAGGGTCCATTAAATCAACGGCTCGTATCTAGGGTTAGTTACCATTGCGGGTTGTGCTTGCGGCGCTGCCATAATAGGCGCGGCTTGCGGAGCCGCACCCGTAGAGAGAAGGCCGTATCCGGGCTGGAAGAACATAGCTTCTGGGCCAAAACCATACCGCTCATAGTCTATGATGTTTGGATTGGCCCGCATATCTCGGCCTGCGCCGATACCTACGCCTGTGCCAAACGGGGAGACATACGGCGTGGTCGGGCCTGCACCGCCGCTACCAGCCAAAAGATTTTTCAGAAGATCAGCGCCAACGCTGCCAATTGACAGAAGTTGAGGTACGCTCAGACCAGTGCCGAAAACGTCGTTGAAATCAAACTTATTTTCCGATGGCGGCTGTGTAAGCGCGGGGTCAGGGGTCATTGGGGCAAGTATAGCGGGTAGGCCCGCAAGCGCGGAGCCAAGCCCTACGTCTTGTGTGACTGTGGGCACGTTGCCCGTGACCACAATATCGCTGGCGTAAGGCTCGTCGTAATTGGCTAAGTATGGGTCAGGTGCTAAACCGCCAAGCGCAGGCAGACCGGCAAGCGCGGAGCCTAATCCAGCGGTGTCTTGCGTGAGTTGAAGTGGCTCCGTTCTCGCTTTAACAACGATTGGGTTTCGCTGGGCTTCAATCTCTTCTGGGGTTGGTTGCTCTGCTGGCGCAGAAGGCGGTGCGCTAATAACCGAGGGGGCTGCGGAACCCACTACGTTGCCGAGTGTTGAGCCAACAATATTGGACGCTGCTTTTTTTGCCGCCAGTGCAACGATGTCTCCGCCAACGCCAGCAGGAATTGACGCACTTGGAACGCCGCCAAAGTTAAGACCTTTGAGCGCATTTGGCACTAAGTCTGCGTTAACGCCACCCGTTGGCGGGGTCGTTCCGGGCGATGCTGGGCCGAAGACTTGGCCTCCAAGATAGGCTGTGCCTCCCGCAATAGCGGCTCGCTTCAGAGCGTCTTCAAGATCACGACCCTGTGCTGCACTTGAGGCGGCAGAGCCAAGAGCCGCACCCAAAACAGGGCCTACACCGGGAATGAATGTCGCGGCAAACGGAAGAACAGCGTAAGCTAAAAAACCAAGCCCGCTTTGCGACGGGGCGGCGCGGGCAACGTCAATGTAACGGGTTCCGCCGACGCTTCCGTCTGGGTTTATCGTGCGTTCGCCGGTTTGAATTTTAAAGTTAGCAGCCCCGCCAAGTTCATCGCTAAGGCTCTGGGCCGCGGCAACCGCTTGGTTCGCGCCTTCAACGCCAGAGCCGCTGACAATGACATTGCCTCCAGCGTCCACAAGGCGAACTTCTTGGCCCTCACGCACATTAAACGTATTGCCAGTTCCAAACGCAAGCGGGTCTCCGTCAGCGGTCGGGCCTACAATAGCCGTTCCTTGCGGCAGAGTATTCGCGGCAACCCTACGCGCTTCCCGCTCTTCATTAGTCATTGGTGCGGGGGCTGGCTCTGCTGGTGCGGCAGCAGCCGCAACATCGATAAGCGACGGGGCCGCAGCCGGTGCAGCGACAAGAGGAACCCCTGCATCCATAATTGGCGGGGCCATCGGCATAGGCTCTATTGCTTGAGGGTAATACCCGATGGCGTCTAAAAGCCCTAGTAGCGTGGGATCATCGAAGTAATAGTCTTCAAACATTACATCATCCCTTCTGGGGGCGTTTCAGGCTGCATCTGCGCTTGCTGAACCGCTTGCGCCATTTGTGCATTCTGCGCGGCTTGTGCAGCTTGTACCGCCGCACGATCCATCTCGCCTTGCTGGCGTAGGAACTCGCGGTCGCGCTGCATCAACGCTTCGATGTTGGCCGTGTTGACTTGCGTGCCATACTTGGCTTCAATCTCAGCGGCCTTAATCATGAGGTCGGCGTCGAGTTTGTCGCGCTCACGGTCGTCCTTGCGCAGCATCTCTTCGCGCTGTAACTCGAGTTCGGCCGCCTTCTTCTGGATGTCCGCACGAATTGCTTCCATCTGAACTTGAGACAGCATCTCTTCCGGTGTCGGCTGCGGTGGTGCAGGCGGTGGCGGAGGCGGCATCATCGCTGGGTCTTTGAAGAACACGGTCGGGTCTTTGTAACCAGCCAGCGCCATCATCTGAGACAGCGTATTGTAATAACCTTGCATGTCCGCCAATGGAGCGCCCATCTGCATCAGCATCTCTTGCTTGGCGGCAACTTGGCCTAAGAATGCCATCTTCTCTTCGTTGCTACCAGTCCCGATAGCTACATTGACGACGACATCCATGTTCGCGTCCCATACCCGCGGGTCAATCGGCACGAACGTATTACGCAGACGCACCATGCGCGGAGCATCTTGGTTCTTGATGATAAGCTGCAACGACTTGCGGAACAGACCCTTCATGCCCGTCTCGGCAAAGATACGGCAGATTAGTTCGATATGCTGCGCCGCAGCAGTAATCGTGGCCGCAACAGCGGCGCGGGTCGAAGACTGAAGCGCGTTCGCATCAAGGCCAGACGCGGCCTTGGAAATACCTGTGCGGTTCTCGCGCAGTTCGTCCATATACTGCAACATCGGGAAGGCTTGCTGCCCAACGAACGGCATCACGAACGGCTGCACCATACCCGGTGCGCGCATACGAATAATCCCACCGACTTCGGTGTTCATCACGTCTTCGAGATTGACTTGGCCTTCGACGACACCCGTGCGTGGGTGGATCGACTGGGCCAAGCTGTCGAGCGTGTTACGCAGGATATTCGACTTGATAAGCTGAATGTCCATCGTCACATCGGCAATCGACATGCCGAAGAATGTGTGCGGCTCTGGATCAGGGCAGAAGTCTACGAACGGAATAAAGTCGCATGGCTCCCAATGCAGAACCTTATTGGCAGAGCCAGCAACGCAGACGCGGCAAAGTTCCGCGATCCCGTCGCCGTCCATGTCAACATACACATAGCCCTCAATGTAGAGGACTTTGCGCGATGTCGTATCTGTGCGGCCGGTAATCTCGACGAATGCTTGCGGGTTACGATCAAAGGTTTCTTCGTTGCCTTCAAAGTCATCAAGCGTTTCAAAACCGAGGTCTTGAACCTCATCGAAATCATAACCCATCTTCACGAGATCGGATACGGTGACGTAGCGACGGTGGGCTACAAACTCGGCTGTCTCAATAGAACGCGCACGGCGGTCAATCAGAAACTCTTCGGGCGGTACGGACTGGACGCACAGGCGGCCCTTCTCCGTGGTGCGGACGACAGTGCAGTCATAAGTGGGCGGGACTTGCTGCATCATTTCGCCCATCGGCGTCATGGTCATAGTTTCGCTCATGCGAATTTCTACGTCCTTGACTTCGATATTCTCATCGGCCTGAAGAACCGAGAAGGTAGCTTCGTCCAGACCCGTGAAGTAGTGGGTCGTGACATCCTTCTCGGTATTCCACCAAACTTTCATGATACCGTTCTTACGGATCAATGCGTCCTTGAATGTGGAGTAGCATTCATTGAATAGGTTGTTGTCGCGTGTCAGGCAGTAGTTGACGTAATCCGTCGCTTGTTGCGCACTGGCAACATCTTCTGGGCCGTTCGGCGCGAACTCCACGACGTTGTTCGCCGCGAAAAATACTTTCATGATCGACGGCATCATGGCCTGTACAGTATCCCGTACATCCATAGATATAGCTTGCGACCGGCCTTCCTCTTCGTTGCCGAAAGGTTCGCCCTTATAGTATTGGCCCGCAAGCGCACGCTCTGGCGAGATTACATCGTCGATATAATCCTGCGCGTCGTCAATCTCGGCGGTGATAATGTTCTGAAGTTCTTCTTCCGATACAGGGTCTTCTACCTGCTCGTCTTCCATTTCAGGTTCTTCGATAGAAACTTCCGTGCCATCGGGAAGTTCAATCTCGGTTTCCTTAGACATATCTTCGCTGTCGTCGTTTTCAGAGTTGGCGTTGGGAACACCCGTATCCTGATACATACGGTTGTTCTTAGCCATCTGATCCTTAGTCGGCTTGCGATTATTGCGATATGCCATATTTTAGCCTTACTTCTTTTTTGACTTGCCAGCTTCAGACAGAGCAATCGCTATAGCCTGTTTACGCGATTTAGCCAAGGGAGCCTTTGCGGGGCCTTTTGGGTTCACGCCAGCGTGCAATGTGCCACGCTTAAATTCACCCATGACCTTAGCAATCTTCTTGTCGGCCTTAGTAGGTTTCTTCATTTCTTTTTACCCTTTGCGGTTTTCGCAGCAGCCTTAAATGCGGCCGCAGTAGGAGCGCCCTTCATTCCCGGCTTACGCATCTTTTCGCCAGAACCAGCTTTTATCCGTGCCTTCTTGGCGGCAATGTTGCTGTATAGACCCATCTTCATTTTGACTTCCCCTTGTTTCGGGTTGATATGGCTTTGGCTTTGGACTTCGCGTCTGCTTTAGATGACGCACCCCACGCTTGCAGAGATAAGAGAAGGCGGGTTGGTTCGCCTTTCGCATTACGCTCCGGCCCCGGCATATTGCCCATACGCGCTAAGAATGATGCCCTCCGTGGATTATCCCCTGATTTAACAGGCGCTTTCAAGTTGGCCCCTTCGGTCTTCTTGAAGTGGCTACGGCCTGCTGCATTGAGGCCGCCCTTCGGATTTTGAAAACGCTTCGCAACCATGCAATCAAACCTATTTCTTTGGCGTATACGCGCCGCGCTCACTCAAGTACACAATGGCCTGATAAAGAATATCCGTACTCTCTCGTGCGTGGCCAAGAACTAAATTACACTTTGAACATAGTATGCCGCGCACATCACCCGTTTCATGGTTATGGTCTACGACACCTGATCTCCTGCCCTTATATCCTATTGCGTCAGGTATTTCTACCTTACAAATAGCGCAAGCAAAATTATGGTTGGCGAGGAGAGTTTTATACTCATCGACGCTGATACCGTATCGGCGTAGGAGATTGTTAGCGTGGTTGTAACCGGGTCGGGCGTCTCTAAACCGGCGTTGGTGTTCGCGCACGCAAGACTTACAAGCACGCCGACGGCGGTAAAAATCGCCAGTCGGCTTAGTATCGCCGCATTTGATGCAAGTCTTGGTATCTACGGGCGTGTGCATTGTGGCCGCCTATACCACTGAATTTGAAGAAAAGCAAAAAAGGATAGAGAAACTATTTTCTTGCGGATTGGATAAAGAATGACTTACAGCCGCACACCTAACTGCCCAAAAGACTTGTTCGAGTTTGTCTGCTGCATTGAAGATGTCGACCTGGTCTGCTTCCTGGAATACAGCCCAGCCGAAAAAGGCTCGACAGATTCTTATGGCGCTGCTTATGATCATGATTTTGAAGAGT